AATAAAAAACAATGAGCTCCTCCCGATTTAGATCGAAAGACAACCAAAGGTAGTTTGTTTTTTTTAATCTTTTTTAACAATTCTTTGTGATCTAAGGGGTACTCATCAATGTCAATACAACCCCAAACACAATTGTTTGCAGCATTTATAGGTATGACACCTAATGCAGGAGACTCTCCTCTTAAGTGCTTTTCCCAAAGGTCCTTGGTCAGAGGTTTTTTAACCACACGACAAACACCTCCAACCTTACCAGAACCGTTTGCAGAACCTGGAGTATATTCTCCATGAGCCGTTTCCAAGCCTGCAAATATTTTTTGAAGCCTCATCTAATCACTAACTTCATGTGTGTGAACCGTAAAATCTGTAGGATTATAGTGACAGGATGAAGTGTCCAGATTATAAGGTAAACTATGATTAGGCACGATAATTAAATGATGACCATGATCTCTGTTGTCACCATCAAACTCGTCTTTACCAAAATAAAGATTAGTTGTAAATACCCCCTCATAATTGTAATGATCAAACTGATTTGATCTACCCATTGCCATAATAAGTTGAGGCATTAAAATCTCAATATCAAACCGACTTATTGGATCTATAAAGTTAGGCTGTACAAACTGTCTTGTATATCCATAAAAATTCTTTACCCATTTAAAAGCAAAATCAGGAAACTCTGTCAACCCCCAATGATTAAACAAAACTACACTTTTTACCTGCTCAGGCTTTCTGTTACCATACTGCTCAAGCTTTGCAAATTGGATTGAAACTCTCTCACCCATTTGTTACCTCCATAATTTATATAAGTATTATCTTTCTAAGACAAAAGCCCCGAAGGGCTTTTGTTAACATCACTACAAAATTTAAAACGGTACTTCTTCTTGAGAAGGTGTTGTGGATTCTTCCTTTTCTTCTCCGTGTTGAACATTTACAGCACCTGCCTTAACTGATTTTGCAAAATCTCTACAAGATTTATATAATCCCATATCATTATTGCCAAAATCATTTAAAGGCTCAATCTTCCAACCATGCCAATCACCATATTTATTTGATTCAGCGGTTGTAGACAATTGATAAAACTTTGAAAAATCTGGCTTTACAAATATTTGACCATCTTTGTTTTTTGCCGTATTGCCTTGAATTACGGTGTTCCATTGCCTTGATTTTTTAAGTTGAGTTGATTTCATAGCAATAAGTGCAGGAAAAATATTATCTTTTTCAATCAACATAACGTAATGTTGAGCAGTGTTTTCGATATAATTACCGTTATCGCCAAGCATATCCTTGTTTCCCTCTTTATGGGTTTTAGATAAAATATCAGAAGTAACAGGATAAATATTTACTGGGCGCTTATTACCTGATCCCATGGCTTCCCATTCTAAATATACACGCTCATAAAAACAAGGTACAACCATAATACCTGTTTTTCCAGAAAAGCGTTGATGAGTCACAGAATTAAAAATATCCCCAAGCTGACTACCTTCTACCAACTTAAGTTGTTTTGGAGAATTTACTATGTTTAAAAAAGGTAAGGCAAAATCATCCTTTGTTCTTTCTTGAGAAAATTCTACTGAATCTGCCTCAAAATCCATAGTAGCAATTTCTTGTCCTTTTTTCTTTGTCAATGTGTTCAATTTCATACTCCTTAGTTCTAGGTTTTAATAACTGCTCTACGACCAATAAAGCCGTTGAACAACTGCAAGTCAAACGGTTTACCCGCTTTTACTTGTTCTTTGAAAGTAGCAGCAAGTGTTTGATGATGCACACTTTGTTTTTGGTTAAACAAAAAGTTTTCTTTAGATAGTATTTCTTTAAGACG